TCAATTGCCATAGTTATAGGTTGAAAATACGCTACTTTAAAAGTCATAATAATTTATCCAATTGAATAATTTCACTTTGTCTTGATATTTCTTTAACGAAATATACGCAGTCTGGTTTCTCTCCACTCTGTATCGGAGTTGCTAGAAGTTGGCCATTTTTCATTTTAGGAAAATACCACTTGACGTCATTATAAAAATTTACAATTTCTATCTTTTTAAACTCTACTCTAAAACTACTTAGTGGATTAAAACATAACGCCTCAAACCCTCGATCGTTTATACTAGTCAATGGTAGTACTTCAATATCGCAACCAGTTGAACTATCACCAACGGCAATTGACCAGTCTATTGGCATAGTTACTTCATTATCGCCGATTCTAAGTACCATTGCTGGACTATTAAAACTTTCCAAGAAAATTAATGGCATGAATAAAAAATCGGGATCGCTTGGAACAGAGTTATCTAAAACTGCAAATCGTGTATTCTCATCCACCTCTTCTGGTAAATTGTTCAAGGAGAACATTGTGTTGTCTAAAGTTAATATTTGCATCGTTATTTTTGCCAGTCTATCTTTTCAATATTGAACGGATATTTGGCTTCCTTATAAAATTTCTTTCTTTCAGTAAGATGCCGTTTGGCATACTTACAAGTGGACGTAACGTCCCATATTTGCACAAAGTCTTTGTCTTCGGCTTTTCTAATTCCTCTGCCTATTGACTGAATAACCCTAACAAACGATTTGCCAGGCTCCAACAATACCATGTTAAAGATACGAGGTATATTAATACCAACAGCCGCAACACCATAGGTCGCGACGATAATCTTATTATCGCTAGTTTTAACTTCGTCATACTCTTCTTTACGGTCTTTGGTCTTTACTGCACCTGATACAAATACTGCTTCTGGTATTTCATTTATTATAAATTTGCCTGAGTCGATCCTATTAACTAATACTAGTGTATTGCCTGATTCTGCGATTTTTCTGATTAATTTTGAGATATAGATCATCCTATCATCATCAGTGACAAGATATTTTAATTCTTCTGCATAGCTGGTAAATTCTGAAATATCAATCATTTGTACTACATTCACATGGCAGTTTGATAATACTCCCATTTCTTGTAGTTCGTGTGCTTTAATGCCGCCAACTACTGGGCCAATGCTGGCAAATATTTGTTCACTTTCGTATTTTTCCTTAGGAATCGTACCAGTTAGACCCCAACGAATTGCCGCATTACATAAATTTTGTGTAAGTAAATTTTTAAGGACTTCGGCTTTAGCCATATGTACTTCGTCAACAATAACAGTCTTAACGTCCTCAAGAAATTCAGCAAGAGTGACTATATCATGCTCGTGATTTTTACTTTTCTTATCTAAAATGTTCAAGCTCTGCCATGTACAAATAGTATGTGTCTTGTTTAAATCCTTCCTATCGCCGTAATATACACCTACATCTAATCCCACAGCGATAAAATCTTCTTCTGTTTGCTCTACTAATGATTTGTTAGGAACGATCGTAATAGTTCTGCCTAATTGCTCGCACAGTTGACTTAATGTTGCCGTAGTAATAGTCTTGCCGGCACCAGTTGCAATTTCTTGCAAGGCTTGTGGATTAGTTAAAAACGTATTGATTGCTTCGACTTGATAATCACGAAGCATAATAGGTTGGCCTTCTAGTTGATGTCCTTTAGGCCATACTTTTCCTTGGTCGGCCCAATATGATTCAGTAACAGGGGTAAATTCTATTTTTTGAGTTGTGCGTAAATCTTCAACTTCGTCGATGCTAATACCCATGTTGCCTAGTATACCTAAGACAGTTTCTAACTGGCTCAGATAACCATTACCGCCCAATCCAAATAGGCTTACCATACCGTCCCATCTACCTAATTTATACGCAGGATGATATCGAGCATACGGAATTTCATACTTAAATGTGTTGGCTAGTTTTTTTCGAGCATCTAGCGGAAGACCTTCGATTTTAATGTTAACCTCGTCTCGAATAATCAATTTTACTGTCATACAAATATTTTCCGTTGCTCTAGCATGCTGGGTGTATTTGCATATTCGATAACTAGATCACAACAGTTAGCATACACTCCTGTCTTACCGTGTCGCAGGCCCATTCGAGTATCTAGTGTGATTACACTCATTGGTTTCCATGGATTTTTTAAGAAGAATTTTGGTATTTTTCCACTCTGAACTGCGGCAACCGTTGTCTTACTGTTTAACTCTGCATTATACTTTTTATTAGAGATAAGTTGATTAAACTGTTTTCCAATATCGCTATTTTGAAGTCTAAAATAAATTCCTATCTGATTAGTGATTTTATTTTTTTCTAAGGAATCTGATAAAATCTCTAAGTTTTCAAGATATGCGTCTTGATCCTGATTATCAAATACTACTAGTATTGGTAGTCGACGAAGTTCTTTTAATGATCGAATAACATCGGCTAAACTGTGCTCTTTTTTGTCAATCCATATTTTTGTCTTTGGACGGTTGGCAATAACTTCTGTTAATGTCTCGCCATGATTTTTGGCATTTTCAGTAAAATACTGGTATCGTATACTTCGGTCATTGATAATATTATTATCGATTGTGGTACTGATACCGAGATCGTTAGTTATATGTTTTTGAAAATTTATATTTTCAATGTTAGTGATTAAAAATTGATTTTTTATCGACTCTTCCGACCATGATTTTATAGCGTCATAGTGGTTTTTTATAGTTTCGTCAATTACAAAATTATGAGGAGTTAGCTCGTCTACTATGGTTACAATATTTTGTTCAGTCATTGCTGCATAGTATATCTTGCCTGCACTGCCCTGGATAAAATTTTCCACTTTCTTACCAAGTTCGTGCATTAGATTTCGTAAACTTGCAGAAAATGTATATTCTATACACAACACTAATTCTGCTTCGTCATTTTTTACAAGCGACAATTTTCTAACTTGTTCAATTTTTCTAAAAGGCCTTGACCATGTAGGATTAGTAATTGTTTCGGATATTTCGCCAGTATACTTTTCTAGATTTTTTTGGTTTTCTTTAAAAAGTTTCACTAGCAAATATGCCTGTTTCTCTGTAATAAAAAATGTACTAGATGAAGACTGATGTAATCCAATAAATGTATTGTAGTCACGTTGAGACACTACTTTTTTCAAATAGTCTTGGTCACTTATTAGTATTGTGTTTAATAATAGATCAGTGGTCATCATACTAGTAAGTATACACTAACTTTTTCAAGAGAACAACCTTTTAGATAATATTTTTTAATTAAATTGAAGCATCTTCCATGCCTGCGACACGGAGTTTTACAATATTTGTAATTTGCCACTGTTTTTGATCAAGTGCTTTGATAACAGCTAACCACTTGTTGCGTAGTAAGGCAAACTCGTTGATAATTTTTTCAAAGTCAACGACATCTGCCTCACCTTCCACAAATTTTTCACAATCTCTGCTACTTAGAGCACGTTGATAATTTTCCAAGTACTTGCGAAAATGACTACTTTTTAGTCTACGTAACTCGATGTTAAGATATTCTAAAATAGCCTCAATTTCTTGAAGTTGACTAAACCGTTGTTCAACTACACCTGGCATAGAAGCCGCGGCCTTTTCAACATTTCCTAAAATACGACATTCAGATTTTGCATCTACTAATTCAGTCTCAAAGTATTGAATAGCATCTGGTATATAACTGATGTCTTTGGCTATCTTAGCGTACCACATTAAAAGTCTAGCTCTCCGTATTCATCGGCATCTTTATCATCTTCGTCTTCGTCGAGATAATAATCGATAGCGGAATCTAAGGAACCGTCGACCCCCATGGCTCCTTGTAGAACCCTATCAGTGACTCCGTGATCTGCAAGTAAGTCAACATATCGCTCTGCAACTACTTCGATTTGTTTTTTATCAATATAGTCTGCAAAAAGTAACCAGATATCACCTATTTGTGTTTCATTCAACATCTTCTACTGTCTCCTCAGGAATGGGTGTTGTTTCAGCTTTGATATGAAAATTTTTCATTATCATATCTAATTTATCATCTTTCCATTCTTTTCTGTAGAAAAGAAACTCTTCTCCAGTGGTAGGATCAACCCATTTAAGTCTATTGCCTTGCTGAGTTAACAAGCCATGTTTTTCAAATAGATCAACTAAACCACTATATGGATTCATACCGGTTTCATATGGGATTTCAATTTGTAATGTTTCAAACGGCTTTGCATAACGAGTCTTCATGATCTTACAGGCTGCACGAATGCCATGTACTTCACTAGTCTTAACACCATCTGCATCAGTCTTAAGTTTAAGTTTTTTCATAGCAACAACGATACTAGATGCATAGACAAATCCTTGTCCGCCTGAAATCTTGTCATCTGGATCAAACATGTCTTGGCTTGCGTATGTGTGATTTGTACAGACCATACCTACATTTAAGTTACCAAACATGTTAACACAGTTACGAACTAATGCTGTTAATGCCTTAGGTTTACGACCCATGTCTCCCTTCAAATCACCAGCTTCGAACTGATTAATGTCGGTAGGGGTAAGCAACATACCCAATGAGTCTATGACAAATAAGACTTTAGGACGGTCGACCATTTCTTTGTACTCTTTGGTAAATTCGTGAATGGTCTTTGCCACATCATCGATCATAGCCATGTTGAGTTTAAGAAGTTTTTCTTCGCTTGTATCTACACCTAGATCGTGTAGCCATTTTTCATCAAGTGCGTTTTCGCTATCGATCAAGATAACATAAATGCCTTGTTCTTGTGCGTTGCGTACCAAATT